TCATCAGTTTTAAACCATGAAGCTAAAGCTGAATAAGGATTTTCATCAAATGGTATAGTCATTAATTTTCTATTATTAGATCCCCAATGAAAAGTTTTTTGATCTTGTGCTAATTTAAGAATTCCTTTTTCGACTGCGGTAATTCCAACATTTCTTAATCCAACATTTTCATCAGCAGCTATAGACATAAAAGCTTTAGGATTTTTCTTTGCCATTAAAAGCAAATCTCTTCTAAGTTCTTTAGAACTTAATTTAGATACAGATGATCCTAATTCAACTCTTAATACTGCTTCAGCATGATCAATATCCATTTCTTTTGCAGCTAATAATGCATCAATTTCTAAGTTTATATCTTCTATTTCATCTTTAGCAACTACTTGTGGTTGCCATTCGGTAAATACGATTCCTTTTTTAGGATGATATAGTGATAATAATTTTTGTAAGTTTTGTTTTGCTTTAGGAACTGCTAAAACTCCATTTTCAAATATAATATGACCTAATATAATTTCACCTTTTTGTTCATCTACAAATGGTGAGTTTTGATTAAGTGCATATCTTAATTCTCTTTGTTCTTCTTTTGTTTCATCAAAATATAATAATGATGATCTTCGGGAATTTTTTGATCCTAAAGTATATGTTAATGGTTCTTGACCATTTACTAGATAGTATCTTCTATCTTTAATCTCCCATTTTGGGGCTTTTGTTTCTTTTGTCTTTGACATGATATAATATAATATAATAATTTAATAAAAATAAAGAAAATCTCCGCCCGAAGACGGAGATAAACTTTAATAAGAATAATCTTAGTTTTGGAATAATACGAAATTATTCGCAGCTTGAGTAACTAAACATCTTTCAGACAACCAGTTAACTTGCATCGCATCTAAGTTAGTAGTGTAAGCACCACCAGCAGATCCTGTGATCCAGTTTTTGTATCGTCTATCTTCAGTTTGAGAAGCTCTATATCTAACGTGCAAGAATGGTCTTCGTATGTTTGTACCAAGTGATTGGTCATAAACAGTTGAAGTTCCAGCAGGTATTAATACACCTTCGATGTTACTTACCGCAACAGCACCTCTTGTAGAAGCGTCGTTTAAGTATTTCCAGCTAGTTTTATAGAAGTCATAAGAACCTCTTCTAAAACCAGAGAAACCTAAATTAAGAGCCATATCTTGAGAGTTTTCAAATAAACCATAAGCAACTCCACCGGCAATACCAGCAGAAATTTGTCCTAGCATATCATCAAAATCAAGATCTAAATCTCTGTTTAAGAAAAGCATGTTTTCTTCAATAGCTCCTTGAGTATCAAGGTTTTTAAGTACTTGATCAAAGTCAGATAATCCTGTACCAGCTGAAAAGCCAGACATAATATTACCTCTTGCTTGAATAGCAGCAAAAAGACCTTGAGATCCATAAGCAGTAATAGTAGCAGAGAATCCTCCTACATTCGCTTGTTGAGCAGCAAAACTCACACCACCAGCACCAGAAGCTAATTCACCTTCAACCATTGCCATTTCTAAATAGTCATCAAATCTTAATCTTGTTTCAGATTCAGATTTAAGATACCATAGGTATCCTGATGTTCCATCTTCAGTAGCAACTTCTACCCATCCAATTTGAGCCATATCAGAACCATTGATTTCAAAAGAATCTTTAACTATGATTGGGTTATTTGAATATTGAGTAAATTGAGGTTGTATAGACTTATAAGATCCAGCTGTTCCAGCTGCATTTGTAGGTCCTGCACTTCCTTTAGCAAATATAGAACCATATACAAACATTTTAAGGTTTGTAGCGGCAACTCCTAAAGTATCCCAGTTAGCAGCAGTAAATGGATAAGCAGTAATTATCTGTCCAATACCACCAGCTGCACTAGATCCTACTACACCTTTCAGTGTAACACCAGTAGCTGGGTTCATAACGACAATAGTGTCATTAGGGAAAACAGCATTAGCAACAGCGGGCGCACCACCTAAAGCAAATTCTAATGTTGCAGATCCTGCACCACCAGTTTGATTTACATTACTATATGCTACATGTAATCTATTTTGTTCAGACCAGATTACTTGGTCAGATGTCATTGGCAATTCAGCGCCAACCATCCTAAGGAAACCATTTAATGTTCTGTTTCCATATCTTTCTACCTCAGCTTCATAAACTTCTGGTAGGTATTGCTGAGCAAAATCATTAGCACCACCGTTGAACGCTAGGTAGTTGTTTTGCAAAGCTAATTGTTGTTGAGAAGGTACTATACTTCCAAACACAGGGGTAATTTGTCCCATAATAATTAATTTTTGTTTTAGTTAAATTTACGTGTTTTAATCTTCAATTTTGAAGAATCAATACCGCTGATTGCCCTAACTTTTAATCCTCCAACAAAAACATCTCCCGCAGGCGCAGGCCTAACTTCTTCTGTTATATTTTTGGATTTTGCAACAAGATCTTTAGTAGCATCGGATTTACCTTGCTCATAAAAATGTTTTGCAATAGAGTCAATATTGTCAGCAGCATACATAGCTTTATGATAACCTTTAACATCACTTACATTACCTTTGTCATCTAAGAACTTCTTAATTGTGTTTGTAATATTCGATTGTTTAGTCGCAACATCATTAGGATTTTTAACTCCATATCTAAATTTTTTCTCACCAACTTGGAAATCAAAACCTTTGAATTCATCAGTGAAATATTTTTTAGTATTAGACTTAAAGTCTTCATGTTGTTGTTGAGCTGTGTTTTGCTCTTCGTTGTAGCGATTGAAAAAATCCATAGCTTTTTGTTGGTCTTGAGTTACTCCGGGTCTCAACTTGATTTCCTCGTAGTATTGACTCTTTAAACCTTCTAAATGCTGGCGAGCTTTTGCAACCTCTTCTTTATAAGCGAGTTTCTTCTTACGAATATCTCGCTCCTCATCCACTTCTTCATCAAAAGAAAAATTATCTTCAATCATGAAGTTAACTTCTTCTGCGTCTAAGTGTGATTTGGCTTGTTTGTAATACTCTCTTAAAAGAGTATCATTATCTATATTAGAATAATCTGCATTTAATCTTACATAATCTTCTAATGTTCCACCAGTTTCTTTCATAAAGTCTACGACTTTTTCAATATTCTCTGGTAGCTTAGCTACTTCTCTGGCCTCTTCAGGCGTAGGAGCAATAACTTTTTCTTCTATTTTTTCACCTAATTCTACAATTTCTTCTTCTACTTTTGTTTCAATAGGTTTTTCTTCTTCAATAATCTCTTGGATTATTGGTTCTTTTTCTTCTTTAGTTTCAGGAACCTTGCTGGGCTCTGATACTTGTTTGTCCACTTGAGGGCTATCTCCGGCTTGTTCAGCCACAACCACCTTCTTTGTTTCTCCGACTTGAACGGCATCTTTTTCTTCCTTTTTAGGTTCGTTAATTTTAGATAAATCTACTTTAATAGGTTTATCACTTTTCACTAGTTTTTTAGGTCTCTTTTTAATTTTAAAAGTACCTTCTTGTTTTACTTGTTCTGACATAATATAATATAATATAAATTAATAAAAATGTTTATTGTGGTTCAAATTGCTCTAAACCAAATCCGCCTAAATTATCGTTGCCAGCGGATTCAAAATCTGTAGGTAATAAATCATTTTTTCTTTGATCTATCATTTGAGATTGTTGTGTTGCTTGTATTTTAGTTCTTTTATCTTTTCGATCTTCAATTTCTCCTTCTTTTTGTTTAGTTGCTTGCATATTCATTTGAGCTAATTGCAAGTTATACTGAAACTCTTCCGCCATCAATTGTCTTTTAATTTCAGCTTCTGTTTGCATCCTTTGTATTTCAAACTGAGATTTAGCTTGTTCAATTTGAACTTCGGATTCAGTACTTGCTTGCTTTTTTTGTACTTCATGCATTGCTGCAGCTTCTGATTGTTCTTGATTAGCTTTTGATTGAGCTTGAATTTGTTGTTGTTGAGCGGCTTGATCTTGTTTTTGTTTTTGTTTTCTTCTGTATTTTAAAACTTGATTAGCTAAAGCACTATTTTTGATATTTCTAATATCAATTGCATCTTCTAAATATATTTGATTTTTTTGTAAAGCCATTTGAATATTTTGTTCTATCATAGCTTTTTCTTCTTCATCTGGTTCTAATTCTAAAAACATTCCAAAATCATATAAATGTAATTTTTCTACTTCTTTTAATGTTTCAGTATTAAAAATTCCTATACTAGATTTTAAAGCATTATTTGTTAATGAAAAATCTAACATATCTGAAACTCTTAAAGAAACATTTTCACAAGCTCTTAATGTTAAATATAAACTAGCATCTAATATATGACGTGTTGCAACATTTGAAGCGTTAGCAGCCATTTTTTGTAATCCTACTAAAGCATTAGGATCAGGCATACTACCATCTCTAGCTTCATTAAGTCCAGTTACATCTCTTATCATTTGTAGATAATACTGATATGTTTGAATAAGAGATTGAATTTTAGCATTAGCAGAGGAAGATTGTAATTCTTGAATAGGTACTTTCCCTCTGTTAGGATCTCCATCTTGAGTTAAAGATCTACCAACTATCGAACCAGTTTGGAAATACATATTTAATGCTTCTTGTGGATTG